TCAATGCCGCCGGCGGCGCCGGCGGTGTTCCATCATGGTGCCGATGATGCTGCCGGGATTCGCCGCATTGACCACCACGGTCGGGTAGTCCGCATTGAGCGGCACCAGTTCGAAGATCTCGTGCCCTTCCACATCGCGGCCGCGGCTGCGGTACTTCTTGAAGGTGGCGCTGCCGTCGCTTTCGATGCGCGCCACCACGAAGTCGCCCGGCAGGGGCTTTACCGCCGGGTCGATGATGACGATGTCGCCGGGGTGGAATTCCTCCAGCATCGACTCGCCGGTGATTTCCAGCGCAAAGGCCAGCCGGCCCAGGTCCTGCGCCAGCTCCGCGTCCACGCTCACGCTCTGCTCGGCGTAGCCGCGCGGATAGGGATCGGCCGCCTCGCGGCCGTGGCCGGCCTGCACCATCGAGATCACCGGCAGCTGGCGCACGTCCGGCTGGGCGGCGCGCAGGCCGCTGGGCACCTCGCCGCGGCTGTCGTCTTCCTTGCCGGTGCGTAGGTAGCGCACCGAGACGCCCATGATGCCGGCGGCCATCTCAAGCGCCGCGACGCGGATGTTGTCTGCTTCGATCACACCCGCCTCCCACTGGCTGATGGCCGACCCGGAATACCCGATGCGGCGGCCCAGCGCGCGCTGGGAGATGCCCGCGTGCTCGCGGGCGGCTTTGAAGCGTTCGGCGAAGTTACTCATGCGTTAAGTCTACTTGGCGTTCTGCTAAGTGTAATTGACAAAAGGTGCCAAGTAAACTTATCATTGTCCTACGGGAATCGTCCGCTCCGGACGCCTCGCCCGACGCTCCATCCATCGCCGAACAGGGAGGAATTCGATGAACGTACGCAAGCTCCTGGCCCGCCTCAATCCTTCGATCGCACGCTTCGAAGTGCACCATGGCGGCCAGTCCGAACTCACTCCCCAGGACATCGCCGGCGCCTTGGGCATGATCGAGGACCGCCTCGCCCGCGAAGTGCTGTGCACCGTGTGGTGGCCCGATGGCGCCCAGCTGCAGCGCGCCGAGCTGGACCGCATCGTGCGCGAGGCGCAGCTGCGCGAATGGATGCGCCTGCGCCGCGAGCTGGAAGCCGCGAAGCTCGCGCTGCACGTGGCCGAGGACGATATCGACGGCACCCACGGCACCCGTAACGCTCAGCGCGCCGCCTTGCAGCGCGCCACCGAAACCCTGGACGAAGTGAAGGCGCGCCAGTGGCCCGCGGTCGGTCCGATCTACCGCGCCGTGCGCAACGCGGTGCTGACCGAACTGGCCACGCCGCAACTGTGCACGCATTGCGAGGGACGCGGCGAAGTGTTCGCGCAGGACCGGCTGGTGGCCTGCCCGCACTGCGCAGGGCACGGCCGCACGCCGGTGAGCGACCGCAAGCGCGCGGCGATGATCGAGCGCGACGAAGCGGGTTATCGCCGCGTGTGGCGTCCGGTGTACGAGTGGACGCTGGCTTTGTGCGCAGGCGCGGAAACACGCGGCGCTCGTGCGCTGGAACATGCACTGGCACCTGCATGATCGCGTGCAGATGCGGAATCGACGCTTCCGCACTTCCCAAGGAAAATGCATAGCGTGGGATGTTTCGGCGAACGACGCATCGCATCGGATCTTCGCATCAAGGCCGCTCACCGAGCGGCCTTTTTATTTTCATGGTTCGCCGCTGCGGAATCGACGCTTCCGCACTTTCCGACGAAAATACGCAGCATGGGCCATCGAGCGAACGACGCACACGCCGCGCCCCTCACGCGTAGACACGCAACGCCCTCCCCTCCCCAGGCCGCCATGCGCGGCCTTTTGCTTTCATGGAGATCACTCATGACCGAACCCGCCATGGCGATGGCGGCCGCCGCCAGCCTGGGCCTCGCCGCAGCGCTGCCTGGCGTGGACGGCAACGCGCTGATCGGCGCGTTCGCCGGCGCCACGCTGTTTGTCGTCTCGTCCAAGGAGCTGCCGATCTGGCGGCGCCTTGCCTATCTCGGCGTGTCGATCGCGCTGGGTTACCTGGCCGCGCCGGAGGTGATGCGCTGGCTGCCGTTGCAGGCGTCGGGTGTCGCTGCGTTTCTCGGTGCGGCGCTGGGCGTCACCGTCACGCTGGGCCTGCTCGAGCGCGGCCGCACCTTCGACCTCGACGCCTGGCTGCGCAGCCGGGGAGGCCCGCATGCGTGACCCCGTCGAACTGCTCACCCTGTTCGCCTGCAGCTCGATCTGCCTGCGGCTGATCACCTACCGGCGCGCGCCGGATGCACGCTACCGCCCCTGGGTCTCGGCCTGCGCCTGGCTGCTGATCGTGTGCAGCGGCGGCCAGGCCATCCATATCGCGCTGGGCCACGCGGCGCCGGGCGAGACCACGCCGTGGCAGCTCGGCATCCTGCTGGTGCTGGCCGCGCTGCTGCACGTGGCGCGCGGCAATCTGGCGCGCGTGCTGAGGCTGGACGCATGAACGCCATGGGCATGCACACCAGCGCGCTCGGCGTGGCGCTGATCAAGCAGTTCGAAGGCTTGCGCACCTGCGCTTATCTCGATGCCGCGGGCATCTGGACCATCGGCTACGGCCACACCGGCGATGACGTGCGCTCCGGTTTTCGCATCGATGCCGCGCAGGCGGACGCGCTGCTGCGCAAGGACCTGGGCACGGCGGAAGAAGCCGTGCGCGCCTGGGTCACGCAGCCGCTCGCCCAGCCTTCGTTCGATGCGCTGGTGAGCTTCGTGTTCAACGTCGGCGCCACCGCGTTCGCCGGTTCCACCCTGCTGCGCAAGCTCAACGAGGGCGACATGGAAGGCGCCGCCGCCGAGTTCGAACGCTGGCGCTACGCCGGCGGCCGCGTGCTGCCGGGGCTGCTGCGCCGGCGCATCGCCGAGCGCACGCTGTTCCTGTCGCCGCATCCGGCCGGCGTCGCGCTGCGGAAGTGACGCTTCCGCGCTTTCACCCCTAATCTGGCTACAACGCGACATCGCATCCAACGCAGCGCCACGCATCCGAACCCGCCCATCGAGGCGGGTTTTTCTTTTTCCGCCACGGGAACCCGCCATGAGTTTCACCAACATCAATGCCGCGCTCGTCGCCGGCTACCAGGCCGCCGCGCTCAACCTGCCCACCGCCTACGAAGGCACCGACTTCGCGCCGACCACCGGCCAGCCCTGGGCCGCCTTATCCGTGCTGCCGCTGCCGGTTGTCGGCGGCAGCCTGGGCGCGGCCGGCAACGACCGCCACACCGGCACCTTCCAGATCGACCTCAACGACGCGCCGGGCGGCGGCATCGCACGCCTGCTGTCGCTGGCCGACACCCTGCGCGGCTATTTCAAGGCCGGCCGCCAGCTCGACGGCAACGGCCTGCCGGTGCTGGTCAACAGCACCAGCCGCAGCGTGGTCACCAGCAAGGACGGCTGGCTGCGCATGTCGGTGATCGTCGCCTGGTCCGCCTGGACCGACCACGGCTGAGCCGTGACCTCTCCGCTTGTTCGACCCGGGCCTTCTCGGCCCCACCCGTGCGGCCGCCTGCCGCGCGTTTCTTTCCATCAAGGAGCATCCGCATGACCATCGCCACCGGCAGCCGCCACAGCCTCGCCTACATCGCCGAGGCCACCTACGGCGCCACGCCCGCCACGCCGGCGTTCCGCCAGCTGCGCCACAAGAGCACCACGCTCGCCCTCACCAAGAACACCTTGCAGTCCGAAGAACTGCGCGGCGACCGCCAGATCGCCGACCTCCGCCACGGCACCGTCCAGGTGGGCGGCGACATGCAGGGCGAGCTGAGCTACGGCGCCTACGACGACCTGTTCGCCGCCGCGCTCGGCGGCAGCTGGAACGCCAACGTGCTCAACGCCGGCACCGCGCGCACCAGCTTCACCCTCGAGCGCCACTTCGCCGACATCGGCCAGTACCTGCGCTACACCGGCTGCGAGATCAACGGCCTGCATTTCGACGTGCAGCCGGGCGCCATCGCCAACGTCACCTTCGACGTGATCGGCCAGGGCGAAGCCGTGGACGCCAGCGCCGTGGCCGGCGCCACCTACGTCAACGCCGCGGCCAACCGCCCGATGGATGCGCTCAGCGGCGCGATCAAGGAAGGCGGCGCGGTGCTGGGCGTGGTGACGGAGCTGAAGCTGGACCTGGCCAACGGCATCGAGCCGCGCTTCGTGATCGGCAGCGCCAAGACCCTGCAGCCGAGCATCGGCCGCAGCAACCTCACCGGCACGCTCACCGCGTATTTCCTGGACGGTTCGCTGCTGTCGAAGTTCATCGGCGAGACCGAGAGCTCGCTGGAGCTGACCCTGTCCGACGGCACCAACAGCTATGTGCTGTACCTGCCGCGCATCAAGTACACCGGCGGCCAGGCCGACGTGGCCAACGACGGCCCGGTCACCTTGTCGCTGCCGATCCAGGCCCTGTACGACAGCGCGACCGGCACCCAGCTGCGCATCACCCGGAGCGGCGCATGAGCGGCATGGACGACTTCAGCATCCGCCAGCGCGCCAACGACGGCCGCCGGATCGCGCTGAGCCTGCCCGACGGTTCACCCACCGACCACTGGCTGCAGATCCGCAGCCGCTGGTCGGATGCGTTCCGCCAGGCGCGCGACGAAGCGATGCAGCAGGTGGCCCGCGTGGCGCAGGCCGGCGAGGCGGAGCTGGAAGCGGCGGTGGAGCAGAGCACGCTGGCGGTGCGTGCCGCGCTGGTCTCGGCGTGGAGCTTCGACGAGCCCTGCGTGGCGGCGAACGTGCAGGCCTTCCTGCGCGAAGCGCCGCAGATCGCCGAGCTGGTGGACCGCGCCGGCGCCGACGATCCGGCTTTTTTCGGCAACGCCTTCGCCAGCTCGCCGACTGGCTGAAGGCGCAGCAGCAGCTGGCCCGCCCGACGGGCGCGGGCGGCCAGCCGCTGCAGCGGCATCTCGAAGCGGTGCAACGCCAGCTCGGCCGCATGCCGGCCGAGCTGGCCGACCGCCCGGCATGCCCGGCGGAACTGGCCTATCTGGCCGAGTGGCTGGCGCAGCTGCCCACGCCGCTCACCCATACGGAACTCCATCACTGGACGCAGCTCACCGCCCGGCGACTCGATCGCTGGGAAGTGGAAGCGCTGGTGATGCTCGACAGGATACGCAGCGATGGCTGATATCGACAGCAACAGCCTCAATAATTTCGTGACCGCCTTGAACAAGGCGAGCAAGTCGCTGGGCGACATGCAGAAGGCGATGGATGCGGCGACGAAGTCGGCGCAGAGCGCTGGCAAGGCGGCGGATAGCGCTGCCAAGGAAGCCGCCAAGCCCGAGTCGACCGAGAAAGCCGTCAGCGGCTCGGCGCAGAAGATCAAGGACGATTTCGCCAAGGACCTGATGGCGGCGTTCAACGCGGATGGCAAAGCCGCCCGCGATGCGCGCATGAAAGCCCGCGACGATCTGTACAACGATCTCAAGCGCGGCGTCGCGGACACCACCAGCTACGGCCTGGCGGATGCGGCACGCACGAGCTACGACGGCGACAACAAGTATGCGAAGGCTTTCCTCGGCGCTTTCGCCAAGAACCCGGAAGCGGCGAAAAGCGGTGCCGCGACGGACGCCGCCAAGGCGGGTGGCGATGCGGCAAAGGGTGGCACCGGCAAGACCGAAGACGAGGTCGCCAAGAGCACGGACTTCATGGTCGATCTCGCTGCGCAGGCGGGCGAACGGATCCGCGGTTCATTGGGCACGATGCTCTACGACACGCTCGACGGCAACTTCAAGAACGTGGGCAAGAGCTTCCGTTCGATGCTGCGCCAGATGGTCGCCGACGTGGCGGCTTCGCAGATCTCCAAGCTCGCCGGATCCGCGCTGGGACTGCTCGGTAATTTCGTCGGCGGCCTGTTCAACAACAACACCTGGCCCGGCCTGAACAGCCCGAACATCCTGGGCGGCGATTCGTATATGGGTCCCGGCTCGACGCTGACCAGTTGGACCGCGGGGGCCGACGCCCTGCGCTACGGCGTGCCGGTCATAAGCAACACGTTCAAGCCGTTCGCCCGCGGCGGCATCGTCAGCAGCCCCACGCTGTTCCCGATGGCCACCGGCACCGGCCTGATGGGCGAAGCCGGCCCGGAAGCGATCATGCCGCTCACCCGCGGCGCCGATGGCCGCCTCGGCGTGCGCAGCAGCCGCGATGGCGGCAGCGGCGTCAATAACAACATCAGCATCACCGTCAACGTCGGCGCCAACGGCAACGCGCAGAGCGATACGCAGGCGCAGAGCGACGACGCCGGCCGCCAGCTCGCATCGATGGTGGAAGGCAAGGTCAAGGAAGTCATGGCGCGCGAGCAGCGCCAGGGCGGCATTTTGTGGAGGATGCAGCATGCCTGAAGTATTCAGTTGGGTTCCGCAGGTGGAGCCGCAGGGCCAGACCACCTTCCGCGTGCGCAGCGCGCAGTTCGGCGACGGCTACACCCAGACCGTCACCGACGGCATCAACAACCGCGTGGACAGCTGGCCGCTCTCGTTCGACGGCGACGGCAGCTACATGGCGCCGATCAAGGACTTCCTCGATCGCCACGCCGGCGCCGCCTCGTTCCAGTGGACCCCGCCGCTGGGCGCGCCGTCGCTGTTCCGCTGCGCCGGCTACACCCTGGTGCCGCGCGCGGCCGGCAACTACACGTTGTCGGCTACCTTCCAGCAGGTGTTCGCGCCATGAGCGTCTACGCCGATATCCAGAAGCTGGAACCCGGCGCGGAGATCGAGCTGTTCGAGCTGGATGCGCGCTCGATCACCGGCGGCGGCACGGGCGACGTGCTGCGTTTCCACGGCTATACGCAGGTCGGTTCGATCTGGTGGCAGGGGCTGGAATACGCGCCCTGGCCGATCCAGGCCGAAGGCTTCGAGCTCAATCCCGACAAGCCGCCGATGCCGATGCTGAGCGTGGGCAATGTCGATGGCCGCATCACCGCGCTGTGCCTGGCCTACCAGGATCTGGTCGGCGCGCTGCTGGTGCGCCATCGCACCTTCGGCCGCTATCTCGATGCCCGCAACTTCGCCGACGGCAACGCCAGCGCCGATGCCACGCAGGAGTTTCCGCCGGACAAGTGGTTCCTGGAACGCAAGGCCAGCGAGACCAGCACGCTGGTGCAGTTCGAACTTGCCAGCGCGCTGGACTTCGGCCAGCAGCAGTTGCCGGGGCGCACGATCATCGCCAACAGCTGCAGCTGGCTGCAGCGCGGCGGTTATCGCGGGCCGTATTGCGGCTACACCGGCGGCCCGGTGGCGAAGGCGGACGACACGCCGACCAGCGATCCGGCACAGGATGTGTGCGGTGGGCGGCTGTCGTCGTGCAAGCTGCGCTTCGGCCAGAACAACCCGATCCCGTTCGGCAGCTATCCAGCCGCCGGGTTGCTGCGCACATGAACCCGGCCACCCTGGATGCCTTCCGCGCCCACGCGACGGCCGACTATCCGCAAGAAGCCTGCGGGCTGGTGGTGGTGGCCAAGGGGCGCGAGCGCTATATCGCCTGCCGAAACCTCGCCACCACGCCGAGCGAGCATTTCGTGCTGGCCGCGGAGGACTATGCGGCAGCCGAGGAGCTGGGCGAGATCGTGGCCGTCATGCATTCGCATCCCGATACGCCGGCGCGTGCGTCGGAGGGTGATCGGGTGGCGTGCGAGGCGTCCGGGTTGCCGTGGTGGATCGTGGCGGTTGTCGTCGGTGCCGATGGCAATCCGCAAGCGGGTGAGCTTTCGTGCATCGAACCCAGCGGCTATGAAGCGCCGCTGGTCGGAAGGCCGTTCCATCACGGTGTGCTGGATTGCTGGACGTTATGCCGCGACTGGTATGCGCGCGAATGGAACCTCGCGCTGCCGGACCCGATGCGGCACGACAACTGGTGGGACGATGGCTGCTCCGATCTTTATACCGACAACCTCGCCGCCGCCGGCTTCGTGCCCGTCGATGCCAAGGACATCCGGCGTGGCGATCTGGTCCTGATGCAGATTCGCAGCCGCAACCTGGTGCCGAATCATGCGGGCATCTACCTTGGCGATGGCTTGATGCTGCATCACATGTATGGGCGCCTGTCGAGCCGGGATGTGCTCGGCGGCTACTGGCTGGAGAACCTGCGGCTGGTGGCAAGGTACACTGCGTCGACAACGGCCAAGGAATAGACATGCGCAAGAACTGGGCGGCGATACTGGCGGTAATCGCGTTGACGGCTTGCTCCAGCGTCACGGACCTCCAGCGCAAAGGCCCCGACGGAACATTCACCAGCGCCAGGAGCGTCCAGTCGGTCAGCGCCTGCGTGTCCCAGGCGTGGCAATCGCACAACAAGGCAGTCAACGCCACGCCGCTGGAGAATGGCACGCGAATCAACATGATCTATCCCGAGTACATGACGCCCATCGGCTTTGTCGACGTCACGGCGTCGGGAACGGGATCGAAGATTCTTTACTACAAGGGCGACGGATTCACTTCCTGGGCAAAGGACGATGTCGTCCACTGCCTCTGACCGCAACCCGACCTCTTTCTACACGAAGCCCGCGCAAGCGGGCTTTTTTTCGTCTGGAGATCCTATGCAGCAGCTTCGAACCGTACGCCTATACGGCCGCCTCGGGGCTTTATTCGGTCGTAAATTCAGCTTCGCGCTCGAAACGAATACGCCCGCCGAAGCCATCTCGGCCCTTTGCTCCCAGTTGAAGGGATTCCGCGAATACCTGACCAGCGCCAAGGATCGTGGCATGGGCTTCATGGTCTTCGTGGGCAAACGCAATCTGAGCGAGGACGACCTCACCAGTCCATCCGGTGCGGATGACATCCGCATTGCCCCGGTCCTGCTCGGCAGCAAGAGCGGCCTGGGCAGCATTATCCTCGGCGCGGTCCTGGTGGTGGTGGGCGCCTTTGTCACCGGCCTGAGCTACGGGTGGGCGGCACCGGTCGGCGGCGCCATCTCCAAGGTCGGCATCAGCCTTATCGTCGGCGGTGTCGTGCAATTGCTGTCGCCGCAGCCGAAGGCGCTGCAATCCGGCGACCGCCCCGACAACCAATCCAGCTACGTCTTCAACGGCGCCGTCAACACCCAGGCCCAAGGCAACCCCGTCCCCGTGCTCTACGGCCGCATGATCGTCGGTTCCGCCGTGGTCTCCGCGGGCATCCATGCCGAGGACTACGCACCGGCCACCGCTGGCGTCGGCGTCGGCGTGAATCTCAACGGCCGCATGCTCAAGAATTTCTACGAGAGGTAGACATGACTTCCACTCTTCAAGGCGCCAAGGGCGGCAGCAAGCAGCGCACGCCCGTCGAGTCGCCGGACAGCCTGCGCTCGATCGCCTATTTCCGCATTCTCGACCTGGTGAGCGAAGGCGAAATCGGCGGCCTGGTCAATGGACTGCAATCGATTTACCTCGATGAAACGCCGCTGGCCAACCCCGACGGCTCGCTCAATTTCCAGAACGTGCACGTGGAAACGCGCACCGGCACGCAGGACCAGGAGGAAGTGCCTGGCTATCCGGCGGTGGAGAACGAGATCAACGTCGGCGTGGAGCTCAAGCAGAGCACGCCGTGGATCCGTTCGCTGAGCAACATCTCGCTGTCGGCTGTGCGCGTGACCATTGGCGTGCCGGGCCTGTCCAAGGCCAATACTTCGAACGGCGACATCAACGGCTATTCGGTGCAGTACAAGATCGAGGTGCAGACCGACGGCGGAGCGTGGCAACTGGCCTACAACGGCGCAATCACCGGCAAGACCACCACCAAGTACCAGCGCAGCCACCGCATCGACCTGCCGGCGGCGCAAAGCGGCTGGAACGTGCGCGTCACGCGGATCACGCCGAATGCCAACAGCTCGGCCACCGCCGACATCACCACCGTCGATAGCTATACCGAGGTGATCGATGCCAAGCTGCGCTATCCCAACAGCGCATTGCTCGGTATTTCTGGCGACGCCGCGCAGTTCAGCAATATTCCCAGCCGCGCCTACGACCTGTGGGGTCGCATCATCCAGGTGCCGAGCAACTACGATCCGCTCGCGCGCAGCTACAGCGGCGTGTGGGACGGCAGCTTCAAGCCGGCGTGGACGGACAACCCGGCGTGGATCTACTACGACCTGTCGACGCACCCGCGCTATGGCCTGGGCCATCTGATCACCGCGGCCCAGGTGAACAAGTGGGAGTTGTACCGTATCGCGCAGTATTGCGACCAGCCGGTGAGCGACGGCAAGGGCGGCACCGAGCCGCGCTTTACCTGCAATGTGTTCCTGCAGACCGCCAGCGACGCGTACAAGCTGCTGAGCGACCTGGCCAGCGTGTTTCGCGGCATCTCGTTCTGGACGGGCGGCGCCATCACGGCTTCCGCCGATATGCCGGCGGACCCGGTGTATGCGTACAGCGCAGCCAACGTGATCGGCGGCCAGTTCACCTATGCGGCGAGCACGCGCATGACGCGCTACACGACCGCGCTGGTGACCTGGAACGACCCCAGTGATTTCTATCGCGCCAAGGTCGAGTACGTGGAAGACCGCACGGGCCTGGCACGCTATGGCATCCAGCAGACCACGCTCACCGCGTTCGGCTGCACCTCGCAGGCGCAGGCTCAGCGCGCGGGCCAGTGGGTGCTGCTTACCTCGCGGCTGGAAACCGATACGGTGACGTTCAAGGTCGGCCTGGATGGCACCATCGCGGCGCCGGGGCAGATCGTCCGTATCACGGACCCCGCCCGTGCCGGCAAGCGCCAGGGCGGGCGTGTCCATCAGGCCACGCGGACCGTGGTGACGGTGGACCAGGCGCCGGAGCAGGTGACGGTTGGCGATCGACTGACGGTGATGTTATCCACCGGCATGTCGGAGACGCAGGCCATTACGGCGATCGACGGTGCCCAGCTCACCGTTGCCGCTCCGGGCTTCTCGGTACAGCCGGAAAATGAAGCCGTGTGGATGGTGGAGAGCGACACGCTCGCCGCGCAAACCTACCGCGTGCTGTCGGTGATCGAGGACAAGTCGTCCAGCGATATCAGCTACACCATCACGGCATTGCAGCATGTGCCCGGCAAGTTCGCAGCGATCGACAACGGCGCGATCATCCAGATCCCGCCGATCAGCGCGCTGCCGGCTTCCACCCAGACGCCGCCGGCCAATGTGCAGCTCAACGGCCACGTGGTGATCACCCAGGGCATCGCCACCAATGTGGTGACCATCGCGTGGGATGCCGCGCCGGGCGCCACCGGCTACCAGGTGGAATGGCGGCGCAACGACGGCGAATGGGTGAGCGCGGGACGCACCCCAGGCTTGTCCGTCGACGTGGAAGGCATCTATACCGGCACCTATGTCGCACGCGTGCGGGCGGTCAGCCCCGGCGGCGTGGTGTCGGTGCCGGTGCTTTCGGTGGCGACGGACATCGTGGGCAAGACCGGCGCACCGCCGGTGGTCGCCACCTTCAAGGCGACGCCAAAAGTGTGGGGCATCCATCTGGAATGGAGCTTCCCCGCCGGCACCGACGATACGCAGCGCACCGAAGTCTGGCGTTCGAAGACCGCCAACCTGCAGGACGCCACCAAGATGGCGGACCTGGCCTATCCGCAGAACTCGCTGGAGATCGACGGCCTGGCCGCGGGTGCGTCGTTCTACTTCTGGCTGCGACTGGTGGACAAGACCGGCAACGTCGGCGCGTTCTATCCCGACGGCGCCGGTCTACCTGGGCAAGCCAGTGCCAATGCGGCCGACTACGAGCCGGTGATCACCGGCTTGATCGAGCAGACCCAGCTCGGCCAGGAGATTCTCGAAGGCGTGGACCTGGCCAACTCCGACATGGCCGGCGACGCCAGTGATTGGGCGGGCGATACCACCCACTACGCCGGCACCTGGACCTTGCTCGACGCGGTGCAGGACGGCGACCGCTCCATGGCCAAACGCGTGGACCTGGTGCAGGCCACCGTGGACAGCACCACCGCTGCCGTGCAGCAGACCTCGCAGGCACTGGTCGATCTCAACGGTAAAGTCAGCGCGACCTGGACGGTGAAGTGTCAGGTGAATGCGGCTGGCAAGGCGTATGCGGCCGGCATGGGGCTGGGCGTGGAGCAGCAGCCAGACGGCACATACCAGTCGCAGATCCTGTTCCAGGCCGATCGCTTCGCCCTGCTCAATGTAAGCAACGGCCAGACCAGCACGCCCTTCGTGATCCAGAACGGCCAGACCTTCATCAGCCAGGCCTTCATCGCGGACGGATCGATCACCAACGCCAAGATCCAGAACGGCAGCATCGACTCGGCCAAGATCGCCACCGCCGCGATCACCACGGCGCACATCGGCACGGCGCAGATCGACACGCTGCGCATCCAGGGCGAGGCGGTCACCGTGCCGCGCTCGTACAAGAATACCAACGCCACCGTGGGCGCTGGCGACGTCGCCGTGCTTGCCGTCACCGTGGATCCGGGCATGACTGTCAACTTCATGATCACCGCGACGGCGTATTTCTTCGGAACCTACACCGTCAACGACTGGTCGCAGGCCAGCCTGTACGTCGACGGTGCGCTGGCCGAAAGCATCGCTGCCTCCCACAACGTGCCGCCTCAGTTGCAGGTCTCGAAGATGATCGCGCTTACCGAAGGCAGCCACGTGATCAAGCTCAATGCCTCATCCAGCTCCACCAGCGCCAACTTCACCGGCTCCTACATCGTCGCACTGGGAGTGAAGCGATGAACTTCTCGATCTATGACAACACCGGCGTCTTCGTCGGCAATCTGTTCAGTCCGTATGCCAGCGATGCCGAACTCATGGTGCAGCTGGTGGGCGCGGCCGGTTTCGTTCAAGGCGATTACGACGCCGCCACGCGATGGTACGACCGCTCCACCGACCAGGTGCTTTTGCGCCAGTCCTTGCCCGTGCATCTGGACGGCATGCGGCTGCTTGGCGTACCGGCGGGTGCCATCGTTTCCATCCAGGGCGCAAGCCACATCGCGGACGGAAGCGAGATTGACCTGTCGTTCGACCAGCCCGGCCACTACGAGATCAAGGTCAGCCAACCGCCCTTCCTGCCATTCGAGAGCAGCATCGATTATGAAAATTCACACTAAAGGCGACTATCGCGCCGCGCGCCGCGCGCGCTATCCGGAACTTGGCGAACAGCTGGATGCCATCCTCGCACTGGCTGAGCACCTGCGCGCCAGCGGGCAGGCGTTGCCGGAGAAAACCCTGCGCTGGCTCGACGCCTGCCAGGACGTCAAAGCACGCATCCGCAAAGACTGACTCCGCCGCTCACGCGGCGCCGACCCACCCTCCGCCAAGCCGCCGCATGGCGGCTTTTTTAATGGAATCCAACGATGGCACAACAGCACATCAACCTCGGCGCACAATCCGATGGCAAGGACGGCGACACCAACCGCCAGGCCTGGGAAAAGACCGAGTACAACTTCAACGACTTGTACGGCGGTGCCATGTCGGTGCAGTCGATGAAGAACAAGATCATCAACGGCAAGCTCGACGTCTGGCAGGCCGGTGCCACCGCCACTGCATCGTCGGTCAACGCCATCGCCTGGGGACCTGACCGCTACCTGGGCCAGGCCTACAACGGATCCAACGGCAGCGGCAGTTCGACCATCAGCCTTAACCGGCTGGCGTTCGCACCCGGCCAGACCGCAGTGCCCGGCAACCCGAAATACTTCGCCCGATTGCAGGCCACGGCGCTCGGCACGCAGGGCGGTACCGGGCCGATGATACGGACGCTGCAGTATATCGAGGACGTTTCGACCTTCGCCGGCGGCAATGCGACGTTCTCGGTCTGGCTGAAGTCCGATTCGGTGCGCAGCGTCGGCTTGATGTTGCAACAGAATTTCGGCACGAACGGTTCGGCGGCGGTAGTCGCCGCGCAGACAGTGTTTACGGTTAACACGACGTGGCAGCGCTTTACTTTCACCTGCACTTTGCCGTCGGTAGCGGGTAAGACCATCGGCGACAACAGCAGTGTTTCGCTGGCGCTTTACCTCTACAAGCAGGACAACGGAGACGGCTCCAACTTTGCCCCGCTCGGCGCCTGGGCCACGGCCGGTTATCTGGACTTTGCCATGATGCAGCTCGAAGCGGGCGTGATCGCCACCGACTTCGACGACCGGCCCTTTGCGTTGGAGGAGCTGTTGTGCAAGCGTTATTGCACGACGAGCAAGGCATTCATCATGGGCCGGTGGGGTTCGGCCAGCAGCGTCCGCCTTTTCAACGACTTTGAGGTGCCGATGCGGCGGCTTCCGGATGCCTCGCTGCAGTCGAGTACCATCGAGGTCGAGTCGACCCAGGTCGCGATCTACACCATGAGCAATCTCCAGATCACTTCGTGCAACGGTGACAACCGGCGCGTGCAAGTCGACATCGTCGGTTCGGTAGCCACAGGCACGCCGTCGACAGGCGCCATGGCGCAACTCGATCGTCTGCAGGCCATTCTTTTCCGCGCCGAATTCTGAGGCTTTGGCGGCCTGACCTTATGACGACGAAGCCCTTAGCCGGTGCAAAGGGCCATTGACCCCAGCCCGCGCACGCCACGTGCAGGGGCTGCATTTGTACGGAAACCTATGACCATCCAACTGATCAATCTCGGCGTCCTGCCCAAAGGCGAGGGCGGCGACACCAGCCGTACTGCGCTGGAAAAGTGCAACGTCAACTTCACCCTTCTGGACGCGCAAGTGACCTCCGCGCAGGCCTCTGCCGACAGCGCTGGCCAGGCCGCAGACACGGCGAATGGCACCGCGAATGCCGCCAAAGCCACGGCCGACCGAGCCATGCCCAATGCCAATCCTAACTTCACCGGCAGCATCGGCAAGACCGGGGTGACCAACGAATTCTGTTATCGCGTATCCAACACCGGCGTCGACCGCGGCATCGGCGGCCCGTGGGCCGAGTGGACGCAAAATCGGACACCGGCACTGCAGGTCGACGCGCAGAACAATACGTCGGCCTATATGGTGGTCCGAGCGACGCACTGGGGCGTGCGCCATCTCGCCGCAATCGACATGTACGAAGGCGGCTCCGATTCAAGCCATCCCGTAGTCAGTTTGCACGTGGGCTCGACGATCAACGCCTTCCAGTTCTACGAATGGGGCAATGCGACGTTTGCGGGCACGCTGGCACAGAATTCCGACTACCGAATCAAGCGCGACGTGGCCGATATCGATGGCGCGGCCGCGGCATCGAGCCTCAGGGCCGTGCGTCCCGTCGAGTACACCGATAACCGCGACCCGTCGGGTGCGCCAAGGCGCGCCGGCATGATCGCCCACGAACTCGCGCATCAGTTTCCCCTGCTGGTCGAAGGCACCAAGGATGCGGTGCGCAAGGTCGCGCACATGGTCGGCGATACGACGCCGTACGCACCAGGAACGGAGCCCGCTGGATATACGCCTCCGGTCCCGGTCGAGCGCGAAGAGCCCGTGCTGCAGAACGTCAACTATATCGGCACCGTGCCTTACCTGATCGCCGCGTGGCAGCACACCGACGAACTGCTGCAACAGGCGATGGCGCGCATCGCGGCGCTCGAACAGAAGCTTCCGTCTGCGTGACGTGGCCGCTGCTGCCTTGGCATAAGCGAAGCGCGGCAGCATAGGCACAATCGAATTCATCGGAACCCGCAAGCCCGTTTCGCGGCGCACGGCGCGGGCGGCTTCGCGAACCACCATGGAAATGACATGACCATCGAATTGATCAATCTCGGCACACCGCCGAAGGGCGAGGACGGCGACACCAGCCGCACCGCCAACCTCAAGTGCAACAACAACTTCTCCGAACTCGACACCCGCGCCAAGACCGCGCAGGACACGGCGGATGCAGCCAAAGCCGCCGCCGCTGCGGCCAAGAGCACGGCAGACGCCGCCCTGCCCAAGGCGGGTGGCGCTGTCGCCGGGGCGCTCGCCGTGGCCGGCAAGCTCTCGGCCACGGGCGGAACGCTGCAGGTTGGCGCCGACACCGGTACCTACTGGACCGTTACCTATCCCGGCGTCATCACCCGCAGCATTCCTTCCTCGCCCGGCAACGGAGCCTATACGCTGGGCGTAACGACCAGCGGCTCGTTCGGAGGCGGCTACGGACTGAAGGACGGAAGCTACAACATCGGGCTGTGGTCCAGTTTCGGCAATCTCATCATCGGCTTCGGTACGAACGACGGGCCGCTGAATGGCGTCTGCCAGATTTCTGCCAACGGCAACATGACCATCAACGGCACACTGACGCAGTCCGACTATCGGCTGAAGAACGTCGAGCGCGATCTCGATCCAGCCGAGGCACTGGCTTCGGTGATGGCGACGCGCATCGTCCTGTATCGATTGCGCAACGATCCGGCGAAACGCCTTATTGCCGGCGTGCTTGCGCATGAATTGCAGGAGGTCATGCCGGACGCGGTGGTCGGCGAGAAGGATGGTATGAGCGTTGCGCCGTCGGGCGATGCCTCGGACATCGGCATGGCGGAGGCATACCAGGCGGTGGACTACAACTCGGTCTTTGCGCGCACGCTTTCGGCGATTCAGTGCCTGGCAGCGAAGCTCGAGCGCCAGGAGGCCCTGATCGACTCCTTGCGCGAGCAGCTCTCCTCCCGGCCGGCCTGACCGCGGCGAAGCACCGCCTTGCACTAGCGCCGCCGGCCCGCTCCCGTTAGCGTGTGCAGCCTCACGAGGCGGCCATGGCGTTCACCGGTGCCGCTCTGCACAAGGACGTCGCATGAACCACCCCGCCCAGCGCTCGAACCTCCCCTGGCTCGCCGCCGTCACCGCCATGCTGATGGTGGTGGCGTGGCATTGCGTCACCTTCGGCCTGATGATGCTGCGCGCGCCGTCGGATAACGAACAGATCTTCACTTATCTGACGATGACGCTGAAGACGATCGGCGAAGGATTGCTGGTGCAGGGCGGGTTGGCGTTCCTGGTCGCGCAGTGGCACGGCGAGCGCCGTCAGGAATGGGCGTTCCAGCGGCCGCTGCTGCTGATGGCTGTGTTCGCCGGAAGCTTGCTGGGCTGGGACATCGTGATCATGGTGCTGTACCAGGGCATGTTCATGCTGTTCGGCACGGCGATGATGGGGCATGGCTTGCAGACCGGCATCTTCGCTTTCGGCCTGGCGCTGGACGTCGTGGTCATCGCATCGTCGTGGTGGCTGGCCTTGCTGGTCTGCCGAAAGGACAGGATCGCCATGCCGCCGCCGGCGGGCCAGCGCACGCGTGCGGCGGGCCTCGCCGGATGGATGCAGGCGACGGCGGTGGTCGTGGGCATGGCGCTGCTGTATCCGTTGGTCAACGCGTACGACGCCTATTCGCCGGTGATCGTGATAAGCACCTGGATCGGCGCACTGCTGGCCGGCGCGCTCGCCTTCGGTGGCGCATGGCTTGGCTTGCCGCGCAACCTGTCGCTGGTGCGGGTGGGCCGGCTGTTGAGCGCGAGCGTGCTTGCGTTCGTGTGTGCTTATCTGCTGCTGGCCGGTGTTGGCGTCGTGGTGGCGCTGCTGATCTTCGGCGGCAGCGGCCACGTGGACGACGTAATCGCCATCGCGATCCTGGTCGCTCTTGGCCTGATCCCGCTGCTGGGCATGCTCGGCTTCCAGTGGCTGTGGACGCGCGTGCTCTATACAAAGGTGCGGCGCGCAGCGAACTAGCCCTCTCGGCTAGCTTTTCATCCCGTCAAGCGGCCTTCCGGCTTCGTCCGGAACGGGCCGCTTTGCCGTGCCTGTGGCATGGCCATCCCAACCTCTTGCCGCCCACGGGCAATCTCACAGGAATCGCCATTCATGGCACAGCAGCACATCAACCTCGGCACCCAATCCGACGGCAAGGACGGCGACACCAACCGCGTTGCCTGGCAGAAGACCGAAGCCAACTTCAACGAGCTTTACGGCGGCGCGCTCAGCGTCGCCACTTTCAAGAACCGCATCGTCAACGGCAGCTTCGATATCTGGCAGCGGGGCACCAGTTTCTCGTCGACGGGTTACTGCGCCGACCGATTCCTGGTGCAGCAGACCGGGACCACGATCAATGCCACGCGGCAGGCGTTTGCGATCGGCCAGTCCGCGGTGCCCGACAATCCGGCGTACTTCATGCGCTGCGCCGTCAGCTCCGTCGCCGGAGCAGGCAATGCCTGCTATCTGGCGCAGCGCATCGAAAGCGTAGCCTCGCTCGCCGGCAAGCGGGTAACCGTGTCGTTCTACGCCAAGGCCGATGCCGCCAGGAAGATCGCGCTCGAAGCCACGCAATATTTCGGCAGCGGCGGGCCGGCTTCCATCAATGCCATCGGAGTCACCAGCTTCAACGTGACCGGCGACTGGCAGAGGTTCTCCGCGACCTTCGACGTTCCCGCGCTGGTCAATACCGCCATGGGCCCGTACGGTGACGATTTCCTGCAGATAGCACTGTGGATGGATGCGGGCGGCAACTACAACGGCCGGACGAATACGCTGGGCCAGCAATCCGGCACGTTCGACTTCGCTCAGGTACAGCTGGAGATCGGTGGCGCCGCGACGTCCTTCGATGTGCGCCCCAAGGCGATCGAACAGCAGCTGTGCAACCGCTATTGCTATGCCTTCAACGCAGCGATCGGCACGGGCATTGGGGTAGGCACGCAGCACAACGCCACCAGCACCTTCGTCCCGCTGCCGCTTCCCACGGCCATGCGTGCCTCGCCGTCGATGCGCAATCTCGGATCGCCTATTCGCTGGGTGGGTGCAGCTTCCAATACGAGCGACCCCGCATTGGGCGTGATCAATCAGGGGCTGGTATGCCTGATTTTCACGGTGTCCGGCGGCGCGCAATGGTCCAGCGGCTATGCGGCTTCGTCGGGCGGTCCGCTTTCTCTGTTGATGGAAGCGGAGTTGTAA